GGCTACACTAACGGAACCTACAACGGAGCATCAGGTGGAAACAGTGCTTTTTCCGGTACTGGTTTATCAAGCACTCTCAACACTGATGGCGGGATGTACGGAACTTCTTCAGCCGGTGGTGCGGGTGGGTCGGCAGCTAATGGTGACGTAAATAACTCTGGGGGCGCTGGCTCTTTTTACGGAGGCGGTGCTGTAGGTGTTTACGGTACAGGAAATCCCGGAAGAGATAACGCACAAGGTGGTGCGGGTGGTGGTTCTTCTGATGCTCAAGGTTGGGATGGATTGACAGGCTATGGGTATCTTGTTGGTGGTAAAGGCACTAAAGCAGTTGTTTTTGCAAACTATTCTCCCATTAGCCACTTCCCTGCGCCTGCTTTAGCAGGAGGTGGTTCACTGTTTGGAAATCCCAGTACTGGCAGTGCATACGGTTCTGACGGTGGTACTGGCGCAGGTGGCGGAGGCGCTCGTAATGCGGGAGTGGCTGCTGGCGGTTGTGGCGGTGACGGCATCGTAATTATCCAATACTTACCAGCATAAGGAGAATTAAATGAATTATATAATTAAAGACGCAGATGGCAATGTAACAAATCCTTGCATCAAAGCTAGTGCTGAGTTTATGGCAGCTACTTTTACGCATTATGAAGAGTGGGCAGAACCTCAAGTTAGAGAACCTACGGCAGCAGAGACTGCTCGTATATGGCGTGATGAAGAACTATTGGCTACAGACACAGCTTCGCAAATACCAGACTGGCCGAATCGTGACAACATCCTGACCTACCGGACTGCATTGCGTCAATGGCCGTCTACCTCAGACTTCCCTGACATACCTCCCGAACTAGGAAGCTAATATGATTGTAGAAATCTCAGCAGTAGTTGGTGTACTCAAGACTCTGAACGCAGGCATAAAGACTGTGAAGGAGTCTGGGTCAAACTTGTCAGACCTTGCTGGTATTTTTACAAGTCTTACGGAAAGCAAGGTAGCCGTAGAAACGATTGAGGAGGCTTCTAAGCAGGGTGATCATGTACTGACACAGGAGGAAGCCTTAGAGCTTGCATGGGCTAAGAACGCCATTAGAGAGCGTGAGAAGGAACTCAAGAAGATAACCCCTAGAGAAGTGTGGCGTGACATGTTACACATACAACACAAGTCTCTAATGGAACACAAGCATAAGCTAGAGAAGCAACGTCTAGCTAAGTTACGCAAGCAGACTAAAGCAACAGAAGCAGTCAAAACAATCTTAGGGACAGTCTTACTAATCATTGTAGGAATTGGACTATATATCTTAATTACTGGAGGTCAGTAAAATGACTACAATTATTACAAAGAACTCAAGCACTGCAAATGCTGTACCTTCTGCTGGAGCTTTAACTCAAGGTGAGCTGGCTGTCAACGTAACAGACAGGAAGCTGTACACTAAAAATGCTAGTAATGCTGTTGTATCGCTAGGTGCAGACCTGACAGCAAACAACCCTACAGCATCTAATAATGTAACACTAGGTGCTAACGCTGGTGTGGCTCTAACGACTGGCGTTTCTAATACTTTTATTGGTTCACAAGCTGGTAAGACTGTTACTACTGCACCTAGTAACACAGCTTTAGGGAACGAGGCTCTTAGAGATGATGTTACAGGTGTGGGAAATACTGCAATAGGTAAGAATGCGCTTAATAAATGTCTTGGTAACTTCAACACTGCTATTGGTTTTATTGCTGGCAACGCTGCAACAACGGCCTTTAGTAATACTTTTCTAGGTGACTCAGCAGGTGCTAACGTCACTACAGGACAAGGCAATGTTAATGTAGGTCAAAACTCCTTGGCTTCTGCTGCTACAGTCAGTAACGAAATTACATTAGGTAATGCCAATAGTTCTGCTTTACGTTGTAATGTACAGAGTATCTCTTCGTTGTCAGACGCTAGAGACAAGACTAACATTGTTGACACATCTTACGGTGTAGACTTCCTTAACACGCTACAGCCACGTCAGTTTACATGGGCTACTCGTGATGGTAGTTCTAAGGACGGTAAGGTAGAGCAGGGCTTTATTGCACAAGAGTTGCTAGAGGCTGCTGGAGCAGACAAGAACAAGCTTAACTTAGTCTATGAGTCTAACCCTGAGAAGCTAGAGGCTACGGTAGGTAATCTTATCCCTATCCTTGTGAAGGCCATACAAGAGCTTTCAGCGCGTGTAACAGAACTGGAGAATAACTAATGAGCCATCAAGACGCAACCCCAGCACAGCAGTATCTCTGGTGCTTATCCAGTGTAGACCTTATCAATACTATTGTTGCTGATGACTCTAGCCACTACGAGCCTGCCGCTACTGTAGACCGTAACGTACAACATCTACAGATTATGATAGCCAAAGACTTCTGGACTACAGAGGACATGACACCTCTTAACGCTGCAATCACAGCAGGGCTTAACTATGCTTGACACAGGTAAGGATGTTATTGACTTAGCTGCTGCCTCTACAGGTGTTCTTGCTTTAGCAGCTTGGCTTCCACCTACGGCCTCTATATTTACTATAGTGTGGCTAGGTATCCGTATATGGGAAACTGACACTGTTAAGAAATTGTTTAATAAACCTTGACATTCAACTAAAAATAGTGTATAATATATGAGTATTTTAAATAGTTTAATTAGTCCAGTAACTTCTTTATTAGATAAATTTATTGAAGATAAAGATACTAAGAATGCTTTAGCACACGAAATTAGTACTATGGCAGAGCGTCATGCCTTAGAGTTATCCAAGGGCCAGTTGGAAGTCAATAAGGTAGAGGCGGCACACAAGAATCTATTTGTAGCAGGCTGGAGACCAGCAGTCGGTTGGTCATGTTGCTTTGCTCTAGTCTACTCTACAATCCTATCCCCTATCTTAGGCATCTGGTTTACTGTACCTCCTGTTGACAGCTCACTGCTTACAACTGTTCTCATGGGTATGCTAGGTCTAGGCGCTATGCGTACCGTAGAAAAAACTAAGGGTGTTCAAAGAGAGAAATAATTATGGTTGATGCTTTCGCTAGTCCTTTTGACACAGAAGATGCTTTTGCTCCTGAACCCATAGCACAAGCAGCTCCTGCTTTGTCTCGTCCTGCTGCTCCTTCTCTTATAGGAGCGTCAAAGCTAGGCAGCACACAAGAAGCCTTTGGTAATCTGGGTAATTTCCGTAACCAACAAGAAGGTCAAAGTCGTGCGTTATCCGACATGGCTAGAGAGTCTGGTGACTTTAGTAATATTAAAAATAGAGATATAAACAAACTACAACGTGACCCTACTGGTCAGCTAAAAGACTACTACAAGAAAGAAGTAGATACCAATGTTGTTGATTACGTTAATAAGAATGAACTACCTGCTTACCAAGAAGCAGAAGACGGTACTAAGTTATTCTTAAACACAGGTAGTCAAGAGTCTATCATGCGTGTTGCAGGGGATGACCACAAGAAAGGTGGACATTATGAAGCCTCAGGCCCTGTAGGTTCTTATTCTTCCGTATGGGTAGAAGATCAATCTAGCTTTGAAAAGCTGGCTACAAACCCTTATATTGCTATGGGTGCTTCCTTTATTCCCGGAGCCACAGCAGCACTTACCGCTGTTAAAGTAGCGACAGGTCAAAAGGTTACAGCTACAGATTTATTAATGGCTGGTGTCGATGGACTTAAAGTTACAGGTATGCTCAAGCCACCACAAGGTGCAGCAGCAGCTAAGAAGGCAGGAGAGACTGCTAGAAGTGCTGCTATGACCAGTGGCTCTGCTTTCGGTGATGCTATAAACGCAGGTAAAGCAGCGGAGACAGCGGCTCTTGTAGGTAAAGGAGTAGGTGGTCTAAACTACGGACAAACAATGGGCTTGATGAACGCAGCAGCAGCGGGCGCTTCAGGAGACATAGGTGGTGCGCTTGTTGGTTATTACGGCCCACAACTTACAGCAGGTGCGTTGGGTAAGGTAGGTGTAGATAATGCCTTCCTTCAAAGCAAGGGCATACAAGTAGATGACTTCACTGCTGGACTTAACAAAGCTATTTCAAAAGTAGCACAGGGTGGTTCAGCTAAAGACGCTTTAAAGAGTGGCTTTGTTGAATACATTAAAGAAGGCGGTACGTTAGGCAACTATTCATTACCTGACTTTGATGGTAAGTTCCCAGACTTTGGTGTTGACTTTGGTAAACTAGAGGACGCTGTTCGTTGGGCAGGTAGTAAGATTGAAGACGGCACAAGAGCAGTAGGTAGTCTTATAGATGATAACACATGGGATAAAGTAAAAGATACTGATTTAAAAGGTATTGAAGATACTCTCAGGACAGTCGGTAGTGGCTTTGATGATGCCGTTACAAGACCCACAGGGAAATTACTCTCCGCTGTAGACACAGGGGTTAGAGGCGCTGTTAATCCTTTAGACAACTGGGTTGACGATGTTAATTTAAAGCCTGTTGAAGATGCATTTAGAGCAGCAGTTAATCCTTTAGACAACTGGGTTGATGACCTACCTAAGATAGACCTACCTAAGATAGACTTACCTGAGATAAACTTACCTAAGTTAGGTGGTGGCTTTAATATGCCTATGCCCTCAGGCTCAAGAACAACAGATAAAATATTTAATAATGAACTATTTAGATTTAAGGGTGAAATAGGTCTTGGAGAGTTTGAGGACATTCTGTCACCTAATCAAGTATCTCTTGAAGATTTACTTACGTCACCCTTTACATCTCAATTTAGTTAAACAATAAGGTTATATAATGACTTACTTACAGCTAGTAAACAAAGTATTAGTTAGACTTCGTGAGGATGAAGTAGCTACTGTTAATGAAAACTCGTATTCTAAGCTGATAGGTGAGTATGTCAATGACGCTAAACTATCAGTAGAGACTGCTTGGGATTGGACAGGGCTACGCACTACACTCACAGTAGATACACAAGCTAATGTTTTTAACTACGTACTTACAGGTGCTGACAACACCATTAAAATGCTAGACGCTACCAATGATAGCTTAAACTCTTTCCTACAGTACAAGACATCTCGTTGGTTTGACAACGCATTCCTAGACTTCACAAGCGTACCTAAAGGAACTACACAGTTCTATAGTATCAACGGTATCAATAGTGTTGACTTGTATCCTATACCAGACAAAGCATATACATTACGTTTTAACCTTGTGTTGCGTACCTCAGAGTTCACAGCAGATACTGACGTACTGAACGTACCCTTTAACCCTGTTGTTCGACAGGCTACAGCTTTAGCAGCACGAGAGAGAGGAGAGACTGGCGGTACTAGCGCAGCGGAGTTATTCGCATTAGCTGATGATTCATTAGCAGATGCAATAGCTATGGATGCTGCATTACATCCTGAAGAAACTATCTGGTACTCATAATGGCTCAACAATTACAGAACATTACCATAGCAAGTCCAGGATTTGCTGGGCTTAATACACAGGATTCACCTATTAGTGTAGACCCTTCCTTTGCTGCTGTTGCTGATAACTGTGTCATTGATAAGCTAGGACGTATAGGCGCACGTAAGGGCTATAGCGCAGTCACAACTAACGGCTCTGCTGTGTTAGGTAGTAGCCGTGGCATAGAAACTATCTTTGAGTTTACAGCTAGGACTGGCACTAAGACAGTGTTTTCCACAGGCAACAACAAGATATTTACAGGAACAAGCACGTTGGTTGTAGTGACTCTGCCTGCTGGTTATTCTATTACTGCTAACAACTGGAAGATTATATCTTTTAACAACAGTGTTTTGTTCTTTCAGAAAGGACATCATCCGCTAAGGTCTTCAGGTGGTAGCACTACATTAACAAAATTAGTTGACAGTGGCAACAACGCACCTTTTGGCAATGAAGTCTTAGGAGCCTTTGGTCGTGCATGGACAGTAGATGTGACAGGGAATGCTCATACAATTTATTGGTCTGCTATCTTAGACCCTAACGATTGGCATGGTTCCGAATCAGGAAACATTGACTTAACATTAGTATGGCCTTCTGGTTATGACGAGGTTGTGGCACTAGCGGCACACAATGACTTCTTAGTTATCTTTGGTAAGCATTCTATTATTGTTTATTCTGGAGCTTCTAGTCCAGCAAATATGGTTCTTGCAGATACTGTTGATGGTGTAGGTTGTATTGCTAGAGACTCTGTTCAGCTTACAGGTACTGATCTTTTGTTTTTGTCAGACTCCGGTCTTCGTAGCTTTGGTAGAGTGATACAAGAAAAGTCTCTACCTATGCGGGACATTAGCAAGAATGTACGTAACGATCTAATGGCTGAAGTAGCACAACAGGTGTTACCTATTAAGTCACTGTACAGCGCAGGGGAAGCCTTCTACCTTCTTTCATTGCCAACAAGTAACGAGGTGTATTGCTTTGATATGCGTGGCCCTCTAGATCAATCAGGGGCGCACAGAGTAACCACATGGTCAGAGATAGACCCTATATCCTTCGGTAATCTAGAGGACGGTACAATATACTTAGGTAAATCTACAGGTATTGTTAAGTACTCAGGTTATTTAGATGGTGCAGCTACGTATCAGTTACGTTACTTCAGCAATCCTACTGATTTCGGTAATGGGTCAAACCTAAAGTTCCTAAAGAAATTTAACTTGACTATTGTGGGGGCGCATGGTACGGACATTACTCTTAACTGGGGTTATGATTACACCAGCGCCTATAATAAGCAAGTCTTTACTTTCTCTTCGGCAAGCACTATTGCTGAATACGGTGTTGCAGAGTATGCAATAGGAGAATACTCCGGTGGTATTGATGCTTTAATTAACACACCTTCTGTTAACACAGGGGG